TTTACAAAGATTTAAATTTAAACTTTACTAAAAATCCAGCAACTAAAGATGTTGCAAGATTATTTGATGTACAGGCAATTAAGAGAGCTGTTAAGAATATAATCTTAACAAACAAATACGAAAAACCTTTTAATTCTGACTTTGGTTGTAATTTAAGAGGTTTCTTATTTGAGAACATGACCGAACCTATGATGGTAATCATCAAAGATAGGGTTGCAATGGCAATTGAGAAATACGAACCTAGAGTTTCAGTAGAAGATGTAGTTGTTCGGGAAGATGAAAACAATAATGGGTTAGATATTATGGTTTCATTTTTAATTAATGGTGCAGAAGCGCCTATATCAGTATCAACATTTTTACAAAGAGTAAGATAAGATGGCACAACACAAATTAGAAATTTCAGAATTAGATTTTGAAAATATAAAAGGTTCACTCAAAAGATTTTTAGCAAATCAAAACGAATTTAAAGATTACGACTTTGAAGGTAGTTCAATGGCAATATTGCTTGACCTACTTGCTTACAATACACATTACTTGGCTTACAATGCAAACTTTGTAGCAAACGAAATGTTTATGGACACAGCACAGTTAAGATCAAGTGTTGCGTCATTGGCTAAATTAGTAGGATACACACCTAACTCTGCTAGAGCACCAATCGCTGATTTAAAATTAGTAATCAACGATGGTACAGGTGCTTCAATTACAATTCCTGCAGGTACAAAATTTACTTCATCAATAGATGGTTTAACTTACACGTTTGTTTCAGTATCAGATAAAGTTGTACAACCAATTGATGGTATTTACACAGCACAAAGTTTAAATGTTTACGAAGGTACATATGTTACCTATGCTTACACATATGACAGCCAAGATATAGATCAAAGATTTTTAATACCTAGTGACAGAGCAGATACAACTACAATAAAAGTTGTAGTGCAAAATAGTGCTTCAGATGTAACACAAACCACATACACTAAAGCAAGTTCAATAACAGAATTAGATAGTACATCAAAAGTTTATTTCTGCCAAGAGGCTGAAGACGGTCAATTTGAAATTTACTTTGGTGATGGTGTAATTGGTAAATCATTAGACGATGGTAATATAATTAGTATTAGTTATGTTGTTACAAACAAAACAGAAGCTAACGGTGCAACTGCATTTACATTATCAGGCTCTATTTCTGGATTTACAGACGTAACTACAACTGTTAACTCATCAGCACAAGGTGGTGCTGAACCTGAAAGTTTACAAAGTATAAAATTCAATGCACCTAATTTTTATGCCTCACAAGACAGAGCAGTTACAATAGAAGATTATAAATCAAAAGTAAAACAACTTTATGCTAACACACAATCAGTTAGTGCTTGGGGTGGTGAAGACGCTGAAACGCCATTCTATGGTAGAGTTTATCTTTCTATTTTACCAACAAGTGGTTCTAATCTTACAGACGCTACAAAAGATAAAATAGTAAAAGATTTAAAAAAATATTCAGTTGCTTCAGTTACACCAGTTATCATTGATCCTGAAACAACAGATATATTAATTACATCTAACGTTAAGTTTAATGAGGCAACAACACCCAAAACTGCTGACACAATTAAATCAAACGTTGTTACAACAATAACAGATTACAACGCAAATACATTACAAAAATTTGATACAATGTTTAGACATTCAAAACTTACAGGATTAATTGATGATACAGATGAAAGTATTTTATCAAATGTTACTACAGTTAGATTGAGAAAATCTTTTTTACCAACAATTGGAAGTTCTACAAAATATACAATTAACTTTGCAAACGCATTATACAATCCACATTCAGGTCACAATTCTGCTTCTGGTGGTATTTTAGAATCAACAGGATTTAAAATTGATGGCGACACTACAAACATTTGGTTTTTAGATGATGATGGACAAGGTAATGTAAGAAGATATAGAAATGATGGTTCTGTAAGATCATATGCTAACAGTACACAAGGTACAATAGATTACTCAACAGGTAAAGTTGAAGTAAACTCTTTAAATGTTTCTAATATAGAAAACGTAAGAGGTGCAGCTTCAACAGTTATAGAAGTTACGGTTAAACCTAATTCAAACGATATTGTTCCTATCAGAAATCAAGTATTAGATATTGATGTTGCAAACAGTTCAGTTACAGTTGAGGCTGACACATTAGCAGGAGGCTCAGCAAACGCTGGTATAGGATATACCACGACTAGTAGTTATTAGATGAAATGGCCGACTTTAAAGATAAAATATCAAACCTTATAAATTCACAAGTACCTGATTTTGTACTTGAAGACCACCCATTATTTTTAGACTTTGTAAAAGCATATTATCAGTTGATGGAATCAGCTGAGATTACATTAACAAACATTGGCGATCCAGATCATTTAGTATTAGAAGGTACAACAGCTGCAAAGATTGTACTTGATGGTACAAACGTAAGTAAAGATGATGGTGACGATAACGTTCTTTTAGAAGACACAAGTTATGGTGATTTTATAAACGGCGAAACTATTACAGGTTCTACATCTGGTGCAACGACAACAGTAATAATAGAAGACGTTGATGGTGGTGGTCGTTTGTTTGTTACTCATCAAAATAAATTTATAGAAGGTGAATTAATAACAGGTTCGTCTTCAGGTGCTCAGGCAACTATAGGTAAGTACAGAGCAAACCCAGTTCAAAATATTCAACAACTTTTAGATTACGCTGATGTAGATAAAACTATATCAGGTTTCTTATCTAAATTTAGAAACTCATTTTTAACAAGTGTACCTGATAGATTATACGAAGGTATAGATAAAAGAAATCTTACAAAAAATATTAAATCACTATATCAATCTAAAGGTACAAAACGTGCAAGTGAAATATTTTTTAAATTACTTTTAAACGAAGACGCTGAAATAAGATACCCTAAAGATGAAATATTAAGGGTGTCTGATGGTAAATGGGATACTAAAAAAATAATTCGTTGTTTAGCATTAGGTAATTCAGAGCCTACAAATCTTATAGGTCAAACAATCACACAAGCAAACAACCCGACAGATACAAATATAAATGAAGCGACTGCAATTGTAGAAGATGTATTTAAATTTTTAATAGGTGGTGTAGAAGTTACTGAATTAGTTGTAGGTGATAATTCTGTTTCTGGTACTTTTGTTGCTGGTGAAACAATTACAGGTACAGATAATACAGACGCTGATGTTTTAGTTTCATTAACAGTTTCAAAAATTATAGATCAAAAAACAATTACAAATGATGGTGCATTATATAACGAAGATGACCAAGTAGAAATAACAGCAGGTGGTACAGGTGCAAATGTTAAAGTTGGTACAATAGGTCCTGGTACAATACAAGAAGTATTAGTAGATACAGGTGGTACAGGTTACGCTGTAGGTGATACCATAAACTTTGGCACAGGAAATGCGACTGCAAGAGTATCAGTTGTAAATGGTGGTGTTACATTAGAGTCTGGTACAGGTCAATTAATATTAGAAGATGAAACAGGTAAGAATGACCAATATTTTGGTAACAAAGTTGTACAAGAAGCAGGTTCAGGTAACGAAGATATTACAGATGTTAGAATGATTGAGTTTGGTAATGGTTATACATCTTTACCTAGTGTGACGGTTACGTCATCTGGTGGTAGTGGTGCAAAACTATTAGCATATGGTTCTGAAATAGGACGTGCATTAACAATGAAAGTAATTGAGTCTGGTTATAATTATCAAGCAAGTCCTGCACCAACAATAAAGTTACCAACTTATATTTTATACAATGGTCTTTCAGGTGGTTTAAGTGAAGGAGAAACAATAACTGGTGGTACTAGTAGTGTTACTGCTGAGATAGTTTCTATAGATACGGATTTGAATATTGTAAAAGCAAAAAATCATAGTGGATCATTTGTAGAGGGAGAAACAATTACTGGTGGTAATGGCGCTACATTTACTGCATTAAGATTACAACAAGCAACTGGTACAGTTTCAACAGGTACAGTTGTAACTACAGATGGTACTTTTATAAACGAAGATGGTTGGGTATCTGAAAACTCAATGAAAATACAAGACAGTTTATTATACCAAGATTATTCATATATCATAAAAGTTGGTAGATCAATTAATGAATGGCGTGACGCATATGTAAAAACTTTACACTCTGCTGGTTTTTATTTTCAAGGTGAGATTGCCATACAGTCAAGTTTAAATGCTCAGATTAGAAGAATAACTGGAGTAAACTCTGGTGTAGAAGGTATCTTAAAAACTCTACTTACAAGAATTTACTCAAAACTTATTGGTCGTAGATTGGGTACAGAAACAGATGGTACAAGTTTAAGAGCAAATGCAAAAGCGGCTGTTGCAGCTGATTTTGATACAGATACTATAACACAATTTGATAAAACAACAAGAGATGTAACTTTAAAAACACAACCACTTGTAATAGATTATGTAAGTAGAGTTAGACGTACTATAAACAATGTCAATGTAAGACAAGGATTTGTATATGCAGGACCTAGATTTGGCACAATAAACAAAATGATACAAACTGCATTTGGTCTTACAGCAAACGGAACGCCTAGTAGTAGTGGTATTACATTTGAACAATTAAGTGCTATTAAAGTAAAAGGTACAAGAACATCACTAGATGGTTCTAACGCAATATTTTTAATGACATCTTCAGAGGATGGTAGAAAAATCAAAACAAATTTCACAATTCCTGCACAAATAGGTGTTTTACAAGGTGATACTTTTGATGAAACACAAACCACATTTGATAATACTAATATTACAATGGATGCAGGTTAAGATATAAATAGTAAGAGAGATATATGGCAAAACAAACAATAAACATCGGATCAATCGCAAATGACGGCACAGGTTCAACACTTCGAGCCGCTGGTGATTTAGTTAATGATAACTTTAATGAAATTTACACAGCAATAGGTGACGGTACAACTTTAACAAATATATTAGCTGCTGGTTATATTACATCATCAAGTACAGATACATTAACTAACAAATCAGGTAATATAAGTCAATGGACAAATGACTCAGGTTATTTAACTTCATTTTCTGAAGCTAATGATTTATCATCAGCAGTTACTTGGGCTGATGTTCCTGATGCTAATATTACACAATCAAGTGTAACACAACACCAAGCTGCAATAAATTCAGGTGTTTCCATTACAGAAAGTCAAATAAGTGATTTACAAAGTTACATAACTGCAGGCTCAACAACAGCACTTACTAATAAAACTTTTGACGCAAATGGCACTGGTAATTCAATTTCAAACATTGAAGTTGCTGACTTAGCGTCTGGTGTATTAGACACAGATTTAACTACAGTTGCAGGCACAGATACTACACTTGCTTCAGCAAAAGCAATTAAAACTTATGTTGATAATGTTGCAGCTGCAGGTATACATTATCATACAGCAGTAAGAGTAGAGTCGCCAATAAATTTAAATGCTTCATATGATAACGGTACTTTAGGTGTTGGTGCAACTTTAACTAACACAGGTACTTTAGCAGCCATTTCAATTGATGGTGTTGCTTTAAATTTAAATGATAGAGTTTTAATTTATAATCAATCAAATGCAGCTCACAATGGTGTATATTATGTATCAACTGTTGGTGATGGTGCAACTGCTTGGGTATTAACAAGAACAACAGATACAGACAGTTATGGTGCTTCTGATCCAGACTCTTTGGGGGAAGGTGATGCCTTTTTCGTAAGTGAAGGGAATACAGGTGCTGGAGAATTATATGTAATGAATACTAATGGTACAATTACATTTGGTACTACAAATATTACATTTTCTGTAATTGCCGAAACAGCAGTATATTCAGCAGGACAGTCATTAACACTATCAGGCACAGTATTTTCAGTAACATCGGGTTCTATAAGTTCAACACAACTAACAAGTGCTGTTGAATTGCAAATATTAGATAGTTCTGGATCAACAGTTAAATCACTATATGGTGCAGGATCGTAATAAAAAGATTATAAATATAAAGAGGAATAACAATGCCAGCAATAATAACAAATAAATTTAGAATGAACAATGCGGAACAGTTTCAGGAATCATTTTCTGAAGCTTCTCCAACAGTTTACTACTTAGGAATAGGTAGAGCACAAGAATTTGGTACTTTAACAAGACCAGATGGTAGAACAGACTACGAAGGTACAGAAACAGCACCTACTACACCAGGTGATAGTGTACTAAATGAATTTAAAAACTATGATGATCTGCTGGCTGCAAAAAAGATCACAGGTTCAGACGTTTCATTTGTTATTCCTAGAAGAAACTGGACATCAGGTACAACATACGATATTTACAGACACGATTACGAGGAGTTTGTAACAGGTAGCACATCAACAAGGGTTACATCAAATAGTGGTGCAACAACTTTGTTTGACTCTACTTTTTATGTAATAACTTCAGATAGAAACGTTTACAAGTGTTTAGACAATGATGGTAATACTGCTTCGACAGTAGAACCAACAGGTACTGGTACAACTTTAATTACAACTGGTGATGGATACAAGTGGAAATATATGTACACTTTATCTGCTGCTCAACAATCAAATTTCTTATCAACTGACTTTATGGCAGTTTCAACTGACTCAACTGTATCATCAGCTGCTGTTGATGGCGCACTAGACGTAGTAAAAGTTAAAACTGGTGGATCAAGTTATACAGTTTCAGGTGGTGGTACATCAGGAACAATAACTGCTGTGCCAATTAGAGGTGATGGTAGTGGTGGTGTTTGCTCTGTAACTTTAACTTCAGGCGCTATAACTGCTGTATCTATAACAACTGCTGGTACTGGTTACACTTCAGGTTATATTAAAAATGCTGACATCATTGCAGCTACAAATGCTGGTGGTGCTGGATCAGGTGCAGAATTAGACGTAATCATTCCACCAAAAGGTGGTCATGGTTTTAACGCCGTAGAAGAATTAGGTGGATTCTTTGTTATGTTAAATACAACATTAGAAGGAACTGAAAGTTCTAACTCTGGTGATTTTACGGCTGCAAACGACTTTAGAAAAATTACTTTAATTAAGAATCCAAACAACGCAGCTGGTTCGGCTGCTTCTGCGTCAACATTAAGAGGCACATATGCTGTTAAAATTAATACTTCACCCACTCCAGGAACATTTGTTGTTGATGAAGAAATTAATCAGGCAAGTACAGGTGCTGTAGGTAAAGTTGTTGAATGGGATGCTACAAATAAAATTTTATATTATGTTCAGACTAGACACAATGGCGCTGGTGCTGATACAAATGGTAACGTTACTGCTTTTAGTGGTACAAATGTAATTACTGGACAAACATCTAGTGCTACAGGTACTCCCGAAAATACTACTTCAACTGTTAACAATGTTTCATTCACTTCTGGTTATGCTACTCCTGAATTGAAACATGATACTGGAGAAATCTTATACGTTGAAAATAGAACAAAAATTGCAAGAGCGACTGACCAAACTGAAAACATCAAACTCATTATTGAGTTTTAATAGGGGAAAATAGATAATGCCAAGTCCAACTGATTTTAATGTCAGTCCTTACTATGACGATTTTACAGAGTCAAAAAAGTTTCACAGAATACTTTTTAGACCTGCTTTTGCTGTTCAGGCTAGAGAATTAACTCAATCTCAAACACAATTACAAAATCAAATAGAAAGAATGTCAGATCACCTTTTTGATAAGGGATCAATGGTCATTCCTGGTGAAATTGGTTACGATTTAAAATACTATGCTGTTAAGTTAACATCTAAATCTGCTTCAACTGTAGATAGTTATATTGACACTACACTAACAGGTGGTACTTCAGGCGTTACTGCTAAAGTTGTAAACGCTGTTGCTACAGACGGTACTGATCCAGATACACTATTCGTTAAATACATGAATACTGCTTCTGATGGTGCACAAATTCCTTTTACACATGGTGAAACAATAACATCATCTAATACTTCAACAGCTGTTGTTGCTTCTTGTCATACAGGATCAGCTGCACAGATTAAAGAAGGTGTATATTACATCAATGGTTTTCACGTTCAAGTATCTGCACAAACTTTAATACTTGAAAAATATTCAGATACTCCTAGTTATAGAGTTGGTTTATCAGTAACAGAATCTTTTGTTGCACCTGGTGATGATACATCTCTAAACGATAACGCACAAGGCGTATCAAACTCAAACGCTCCTGGCGCTCACAGATTTAAAATACTTTTAACATTAGGCAAAAAAGCATTAAACAATACTGAAGATAGTAACTTCTATGAATTGTTAAGATTGTCAAGTGGTGTATTACAAAACCAAGTTAGAACAACTGAATACGCTGTATTAGAAGATACACTTGCTCGTAGAACATTTGACGAAAGTGGTGACTATGTTGTAAGACCTTTTGATATAGATGTTAGAGAACATTTATCTTCAGGCAACAATAGAGGTATCTTTACATCATCAGCAGGTGGTGACGCAACTAAACTTGCAGTAGGATTCTCTCCTGGAAAAGCATATGTAAAAGGTTATGAGATAGACACAATCGCAACAACTTTTTTACCTGTAGATAAGGCAAGAGATTTTGACACACAAAATAATTTTAGTACTAGATTTGATGTAGGTAACTTTGTAAACGTAACAAACGTTTATGGTTCTCCTGACATTTCAACTGCTTCAGGTGTAGAAGGATTTAAAGGTTTAACTTTACACAATACAGCAACAAGTTCACGTGGTACTGCAAACACAGGATCAAGTTCAGATATTACTACAATTGGTAGAGCAAAAAGTAGAGGCTTTGAATATTCTTCAGGTACTGCTGCTTCAAACATATTTTCAAGTTCAAGTGTAACAAGTGCTGTTTATAAACATTATCTTTTTGATATAGTTTTATTTACACACTTAAATATTAAAACTGCACAAGCATTTACAACAGGTGAAACTGTAACTGGTAGTACTTCTGGTGCTACTGCAACAGTTCAATCTGTATCTACTACAGAAAGTGCTACAATCACAGGTGCAACAGCAGCTGATCCTGTAGTTATTACATCTTCAAATAAATTTAAAGAAGGTCAACAAGTAACAATAACAGGTGTAGGTGGTATGACTGAATTAAATGGTAACGTTTATACGGTTAGAAATCCATCGGCATCAAATTTTGAATTATACGACACAGACGGCACTACTTCAATTGATGGATCAGGATTTACTAGTTATACTTCAGGCGGTGCAGCTGCACATGGTGTAGTTATAGTATCAAACGTACAAGGTACTTTTGCTACTGGCGAAACAATAACAGGTGGCACATCAAGTAACACAGCAGTTATTCAAGCAGACGCTGTTGGTTTAAAAGGTGTTACTGCATTTGATATACCACAAGTTAAACAAATTGCAATGGCAGGTTCGCCTACATTTACTGCTGATACAGCATTAGACGCTACAAATGGCGACAATGCAACATTAACAGGTACACTATCTATCGCAAATAGTGGTACATCTGTAACAGGTTTCAATACAAGATTTACATCTGAATTATTAGTTGGCGATTCAATATCATTTACTACAGACGGTGGTACCTCTTTAACTAGAATAGTTGAGGCTATCATTAGTGATAGTTCAATAACACTATCAGCTGCTGTTGGTGGATCAGACGTATCCACAAAAACAATTGCAACGAGAAGAAGAACAAAAATACAATCACCTGATAAAAATATTTCTATATTCAAACTGCCGTATGAAAATATTAAAACATTAAGAACAACTGCAAATGGTAATGCTTCAGATACAAGTTATACATTTAGAAAACATGAAATTAAAACACTAACTGGTGATGGTATTGCAACATTTACTGCTGGTGTAGATGAAACGTTTGCCGATTTATCAGAAAATGATTTTACTATTTCAATTACAAGTTTAGGTTCTGGTGGTTCTGGTGCTGTAGGTGATGTATTAAGTTTGACAGGAAATAACCACGAAGGTTCTGCAATCTTTACTTTAAATGTTGCTAAAACACAATTAACTATTGACTTTGGTGCTAACTACGCTTCACATGACGTTAAAGCATTATTAACTATAAACAAAACGGTAGGTACTTCGAAAACAAAAACACTTAACAGTAATGAAACACTTGCTGTATCTACACAGGCAACAATAGAGAGTGGTGTAATTAGTTTAGCAAAAGCAGACGTAATTGCTATCAATTCAATTTACATGGCACCTGACTTTAGTACGGATGCAACAATATCACATACAGACGTTACAGATAGATTTGATTTAGATACAGGTCAAAGAGATAACTTCTATGATGTTGGTAGAATAAAATTAAAAACTGGTGCGTTAACACCAACAGGTAGATTACTTGTAAACTTTAACTATTACTCTCATAGTGCAGGAGATTATTTTGATGTTGACTCATATTCAGCAATTAATTACGAAGACATTCCTGCTTACACTTCAGACCATACAGGTGTTAGATATGAATTAAGAGATAGTTTAGACTTTAGACCAAGAGTTGATGACGCAAGTACAATCAGTTCAGGTAACCAAGATAGATCATTTGATGGTACTGGTAATTCAGTAGTACAACCTATCAAATTTAATTCAGACGTTAGATCAGACTTTGAATACTATTTAGGAAGAGTAGATAAAATATTTTTAGATAAAGATGGTAACTTTAAAGTATTAAAAGGTGCTAGTTCATTAGAACCAAGAGTACCTGGTACATTAGATAACGCAATGCACCTATACACATTGTTTTTACCTGCATATACATTGGATACATCTGAAGTTGGTATAGAACACGTTGACAACAAACGATATACAATGAGAGATATTGGTAGAATAGAAAAGAGAATAGAAACTACAGAATACTATACTCAATTATCTCTACTAGAAACAGCTGCACAGAATTTACAAATACAAGACTCAAATGGTTTTGATAGATTTAAAAATGGTTTCGTTGTAGATAACTTTACAGGTCACGGTATTGGTGATGTAGGAAATAACGATTACAAAGTTTCTATAGATTACGCAAACGGTGAGTTAAGACCTACATTCCATGAAGACGCTGTACAACTTATTGAAAGAGATGATGATGGTACTGCAATTACAGCTGATGATAGAACAACACATAACTATCAAAAGACTGGCGACTTAATAACATTACCATATACTGAGGAAACATTAATAGATCAACCTTATGCAAGTAAGGCTATCAATGTTAACCCATTTGGTGTATTTACATGGATAGGTGCAATAGAATTAACACCTCCAGGTGATGAATGGAAAGAAACAGAAAGAGCACCTGAATTAGTTATCAACAACCCTAATGGTAGTTGGGACAACTTAACTAAAAACTCTGGTAACTCTAATCAGTTATCTGAATTTCCTATGTCAACAGTTTGGAATTCATGGCAAGATACATGGACAGGAAGACCTGTTGAAACAGAAAGAAAAAATGTAGGTACATATAAGAAAAGAGGTGGTCATGGTTGGAGAGTAATTGCAAAAGAAGAAGTAACTACTGCTCAACAAGTATCACAAACAAGAACAGGAATTAGAGCAGTTGCTGTACCTGAAACAGTAAGAACATCTATCGGTGATAGAGTTGTTTCAGTTGCATTTGTTCCTTTTATTAGAAGTAGAACATTAACATTTACTGCAACAAGATTAAAACCTAATACAAGAGTTTATCCATTCTTTGATAATATAGACGTTACTGCATATGTAACTCCAGACGGTGGTGCATTAGGTGGTAATTTAGTTACAGACGCTAATGGTAAGGTTGAAGGTACATTTGCAATACCTGATCCTAAAACAAATTCAAATCCTAGATGGAGAACAGGTCAAAGATTATTCAGATTAACAAGTTCATCTTCAAACAGTTTAACAAACGCAAACGTAGAAACGGCTGCAAACGTTGAATATGTTGCAAGAGGTCTATTAGAAACAGTAAGAGAAACTATTATTTCAAGTAGAGAAGCTCGTGTAGAGATGAGAAGTGTAACAGAAAGTCAAAGTATTACTAGAACATCCACAAGAACGGAAGAAAGACAAGTTGGTTACCATGACCCACTTGCTCAAACTTTCTTAATTGATGATGAAGGTGGTGTATTCTTAACATCTATTGATATATTCTTTAGTACAAAAGACGCTGCAATACCAGTAACAGTTCAAGTAAGAGATGTTGTAAATGGTTATCCAGGTCAGAAAATATTACCATTCTCGGAAGTAACTTTAAATCCTAGTGCTGTAATTACAAGTACAGATGGTACAACTGCAACTAAATTTACATTTGCAAGTCCTGTTTACATACAATCAAACGTAGAGTATTGTTTTGTTGTAATGGCAAACTCACAAGACTACAATGCTTATGTGGCAAGAATAGGTGAAACATCTTTAGATACAAATAGAACAATATCTGCTCAACCATATGCTGGTGTATTATTTAAATCACAGAATGGTATGACATGGTCTGCTGAACAAAATGAAGATATGAAATTCAAATTAAGAAGAGCAGAATTTAGTAACGTAACTGGTACAGTTACATTAACTAACGATACATTAGGAACAAGAACACTTAAAAATAATGCTTTAAGAACAACAAATGGTTCTGGAGTAATTAGAGTATTCCATCCTAACCATGGTATGCACGGTACAAGTAATAACGTAACAATTGCTGGTGTACCTAGTGGTGATCACAATGGTATTGCTCATAGTGATATTAATGGAACATATACATCTATTTCAAATGTAACTTTAGATAGTTACGATATTACAACTTCTGGAACTGCAACTGCAACAGGTGATGTTGGTGGTGTTGCTGTAACAGCAACTCAAAACAGATTGTTTGATGTATTAAATTTAGGTGGTATTCAAACCGTAACTTTACCTGATACTAATATAGATTTCTATGTTAGAACAACATCTGGTAGATCAATACACGGATCAGAAACAGAATTTGATTTAACAACAGCTGCAAATAAAGTTGCTGTAATAGGTAACGACAATATTGCTTTCACAGCACCTCAAATGGTTGCAAGTGAAATAAATGAAACAAACGAAACGCAAATTATAGGTGGTAAATCTTTCTATACAATATTAGAATTGACAACTGCAAATACTAAACTTTCTCCTGTATTAGATACTCAAAGAATGAGTGCCTTTACTATTCAAAACAGATTAAATAGTCCAACATCAAGTAACACACCTAATTTTGTTGCTGATACAGCAAGTATAGGTACATCATCTGCTGCTGTTTATTGTACTAAACCAGTATTGCTAGAAAACAACTCAAAAGCGTTAGACATTAGATTAACTGCAAACATAAGAGCAACATCTGAAGTTGAAATGTACTTTAGAGCTGCAACAGATGGCGACAAACTAGATGATTTGGGTTGGACACCTTTCAATACAGATGGTAGTCCAGATTCATCTATTGTACCTGCTGAAGATGATACAACATTTAAAGAATACAAATATACAGCAAGTGATATAAATGACTTTACTAACTTTCAACTTAAAATAGTTATGAAAGGAACAAATTCATCATATCCACCTGTATTAAGAGATATGAGAGGAATTGCATTGGCGATATAAGATGAGCAAATTAAGAGTAGAAGGATTTTCTGGACTAGTAAGAGATACCAACTCAAATGCCATCGTTAATGTAAACAGGACTGAATATCAAGTTTATATGTCACGTCACAAGACTAGACAAAAACAAGGTGATGAGTTAAGAGAAGCAATAAAAGAAATAAATACTTTAAAACAAGAATTGTTTGAAATAAAAAGATTAATAAAAGAGGTAATTAAAAAGTAATGGCTGCACGACAAATAACTGCTACACAAACATTAGAAGACTTTAGAACACAGTTTAATGCTCTATCGGCTACTGATTTTGGTGATATTGCTACGTTAGATTCTGGTTTAACCGCAACGTCTGTAATAGGCGCTGTTAATGAATTATACGCTGCGATTGCTGGTGCATTATCTTTTACAATTTCAGATGGCAATGGTGGTAATGAAACACTTGTAAATGGAAATACATTATCATTTAGAGGTACAGTAAATCAAATTACAGCAACGGTATCACCAACAGATACGGTTACATACTCATTAACCGATGATGTAACAATTGCTGGTGAGTTTACTGCTTCAGGCACAGGTGCTCACACATTAGGTGAGTTATCATTTACAGGCAGTACAATTGCAAGTTCAGGCTCTACTATCACAATGAGTGATGATGTAACAATGCCTGCAACTAAAACGCTAACTGTTGATAAGATTTCAAGTAATCAATCATTTGTTGATTTCGGAAGTAAAAACGTATCAACTGACGGATACTTCTACACAACATTAGCAAGTGGAGGTCTGGTATTTGAAGGAACAACACCAGACGCACACGAAACTATAGTAACCGTTGTAGACCCCACAGCAGATAGAACAATCACTTTGCCTAATGTGACAGGAACAGTTATAACTACTGGCGATACAGGTACTATCGTTGGTTCTATGATTGCAAACGACACTATAGGTGAGGCAAATATGGCTGATGACGCCATAGGGCAAGATCAACTAAAAAGTGTAGTAACCTTGCAGATTTTAAATTCTAGTGGCGTTGTTGTTAAAACAATGTATGCTGCAGGTGCATAAATAGTATAAATAAGTAAAGAGAGGTACTTACTGAAAGACGTGGTACCAGATAAAAAATGGAGAAATTATGGCAGTAAGAAAACCTTTATATGTAGATTCAGGCAATCTACGAGAGATGGACACTACTATGGTCGAACAGATCGTAGATCAGGCTGTCTATCAATATTCATTAAATCCTAGTGTTGCATTATCTGTAGTTGGATCAGGTGGTAGTTTAGGTTCAATGAACGACACAAGAAAACAAGCAGGATCATATTCAACAAGTACTACTTCATTCCCAAGTGAGGCAACAACAGCAGAACCAAGTACGGTTACAGTAACTTACGATAAAGTTTCTGAAACTAGAACAGCAGGATCGCCTACGGCAGATACTGGTAAAACATGGCCTGTGTATTACAACACATCTGGTCAGATACAAGCAATGAATTTATCGGATGTAAAAGATACATTTTTACACCCAGCAATTGATCTATTGGCTTCAGGATCAACAGGTACTCAACAAGGTGGAACTTATCACGTTTCAACAAGTGCTTCTGTTGCAGGTTCAACTGAAGTGTCTGGTGCTTCAACACCAATCTTTTCAGATACAAGAGCAGATACATCTTTATATACTGCTGGTGGTATTCCTGAAGCGCTTGACCAACCTACAACAGTTACAAACTATTACTTACATAGAATTGATGGTTCTCAAATTACATATACTGAACCATACTTTTTAGATGGTTCTAATAACATCAAAGAATTTACAACATCTGCTTTTGATACATTGTTACAAGAATGGATGAAGTACACAGCAGTATCATCTGCTGATGGTTATTCTTTAAGTTATAACATTGGTACTTCTGGTTCTGGTAATACAAGAGGTTCTGGTATGGGTGATACTATATTAGATGGTTCTGGTAACTATCAACAATTGTTTGTAAACGCTGATGACTATAGAGCACAGGAATTTCCAAATGGATCTGCAACTACAGCTGCAACATATTATTTAAGAATATATAAGTCTTAATAGACTTATAAATTATATTATGAATTATGAAAATATTATTAACAGGTAGTGAAGGCTTCATAGGTCAACACTTAAATAAATTCTTAACAGATCAAAAACACGAAGTAATTTGTCTGGACAAAAAAACAGGCAATGATTTACTTACTTGCGACTTAAAATATTCTGTAGATTTAGTTATACATCTCGCTGGTTTATCTGGCGTTAGAGATAGTTTAGATAAATCGGAAGAGTATTGGATACAAAATGTAATCGCAGGTCAAAGACTTTTTGATTTTTTCAAAGATACAAGAATCTTATACGCAAGTTCATCAACAGCACACGAACCTTGGAAAAATCCATATGCAATGAGTAAATATGCTTTAGAGCGTATTGCTCCTGCAAACAGTATGGGTATGAGATTTACAACCGTGTATGGTCCTAATGCTAGAGAAACAATGTTGATACCAAGAATCTTACGAAATGATGTTCCTTATATCAACACAAATCATAGTAGAGATTTTATACACGTTGACGATTTAGTGAGAGGGATAGATACTTTAATTAAATCAAATTTAAGAGGTGTAACAGATTTAGGTTCTGGTACTACAAACAATCTTGTAGAGTTAATTGAATACTTTGGAATTAATTGTAAACGTGTTGTGGGAGAACAAAACGAAAGATTGAATAACCTTGCTGATAATACACTACTAAATAAAATAGGTTGGTCACCTAAAATAAACTTATATGACTATATTAAGGAGAACAAACATGTTAACTGAAGAATATTTAAAAGAACATTTTATAACTGCTCATTTTTGTGACAATGAAAGACAAAACATTGAGATATTAATGACAAATGAAGATAAGACAGCAACAATACCATATTACATTCCTTTTGATGAAAATGATGTAAAATATAAAGCATTATCAACCGTTATGAATTTAGATCAATTGCATGAGGCAACGTATCAGAAAAAGAAAGACGAAAGACGAGATTTTGAAAATATGGTTTTAGAAATTGCAAAAAAAGACGGTCTAATAATGGACTCAAATAAGATTGACACTAAATTTTATCCTAGAGTAGTAGAAGCTATTTTTGGTGATGAAGAAAATTTAGATCACGTTTTTGCTTTAAAACTTGCAATATTTGAGTTAGACGGAATTAAGGATTCTAAAAAAGAAGAATTAAAGAAAAAGCTAAGACAATCAAAAACTAAAAGAGATATTATTGCTACTGCTTGTCAGATTTTAGAAAATAGTTAGAATACCAACCAGTCCAACCTTTTTCCATTATATGTTGCATTTGACCAAGTGTACATATACTATATGACAAAGGTTTATAATACAGATAGTCTTTAATTGAAGGACATACTCTTTCATACGTTTTATAGTCAATGAATTTATAGTACCATTCATCACTTCCTCTAGTGTAGGTATCCACGTAGAAAGAGTCTTGTTCTTTAAACTTATCCCATATATAAGATACATCACCAGTCCATGATACTATAGATGAGTTTAAAGGTGTGTGAGCAGGTTCTCTCCACCACGTATCATCTAATAACGTAAAATCTTTTCTTACTAGATTAGGTAACTTGTTGTAGATAATCATATCTAAATCAAAATACAGGTTCTCCCCATCTCGGAACCTATCGTACATCTGAAATTTGTTAAACCAATTACCATATAGGTCGTCTTCTATAACTTCAAAACTATCATACTTTAGACCAGAGTATTCATCTATCATATGTTTTAAGTTATCAACGTGCCATTGAGTAAACTTATTACCAAATCTACAACAAATAATTCTCATTTATCTTTCTTCCTACACCTGTAAAGTGTACTACTTTTAATTTTTCGTTTACTTCTTTATCTAATATCATAAAGTCAGTATCAAACTTTTGCATATACATTTGATTTAGTTTTAAATTTTCATTGTAGTCATCTGTATATTTCGCAATCCATTCACTAGGTGTTTTAGTTAGTTTTGCTTTATGTTCTAATATCTTCCACTTGACATAATTTTGTTCGCCATAATATTTCTTATGTACTGTTCCTTCGTTATAGAAATGTAATTGCCAGTATTCAGGATTAAGTGCAAAGTCATCCCATAAAAATTTTAAACTACCTGATTTAAACTTATAGAAACCACCATTGATACCTAGTTTGTTTTCCCACCATTGACCATATGTTACTAATTCATCATCTGATACAGGATGCCCTAGTAAATCATCTATATTACTTACTATGACTTGATCTATATCCATAATGATTATATCATCATCTGGTTTCTGATATGCAAATTGAGGACTAAAGAATTTTAGTTTATGCCAATGTTTTACTATATTACTATGATGATTGTAAGGTAGGACTAAATCTGCTTTGACATCTGTATCACTTAAACATACAAACTCAAAGTCTATTGATGAGTGTTTACGTAAACTATCGTGTAGTCTTTCAACGTAATCGGGTGTGTAAAAACCATCAAAGTATACCGTACATATTTTAAGCATTAAGTCTTCTCCACACAAGATCAAAGTCTTTGTTGATAGTGTGGCAAAGTATAGTATCTTTAGGTATGAATCCTTGTTGATATAAAAAATAATGCCATTTGTCATCTAACCATTGTACAGATACATTGTTTTCTTTTATTTTAAATGAAAATAATGTTTCATTATCCCAACCAAAATATTGTAATACTTTTTTAGGGAATATATCACTGCTATTTTTTAATTCAGACATCATAGCTAAATTATCTTTAAAATTTTCAAAGTAGTTTAGTTTTACTAAATGATCTTTGTTAATACCTACGATACCTGTATTAATAACATCATTTTTAGGACTTAATCCTTTTTCTATCAACATTGCCTGAGTATTGAAATATTTTGATGATGGACTTCTTATTGTTTGTGATGTATCTGTAACTGAATCTATTTTTGTGATTTTACTATTATTGTTTAGTACAGCAATACCTTTTGTTAAATCCCACACCTCAAAAAAGTTTTCATTTTTCATAGGCACAACATCAAAATCTAAAAATAATATTTCATCATATTTCGTAGATAGTTCATACATTAAATGTATCTTATAAAAATTTATTATATTATACATTGTAAGGTATGGATATTGTTTTTTTATATTTTCTGACCATAATGTAAAGTTTGTATCATATTCATATAAAATAAAATCAGCACCAATAGCGTCAGCGTAGATTTGTTTACAAGCACATAGATCACCATAATGTTTTGCGAATTGCTCTTTAGTTCTTATGTTCATAGGTGTATCACCTGTCTTCAAAATGTTTTTATCAAAAATATCAATATCTTCTGAAGGTATATCAATATACAAACTAAAAATTACTCTTTTCATAATATTTTTCCTATTAATGTAAATCTTGTTCCTCTTTCATCATTAATTTCATCTTCAACAAGCACTTCGGTGTTTTTAGGTAATTGTGTTTTAAATTCATCGCCATTGTTTACACAATTTATATGTGTATCAATATTGAACATGTCATTTGATTGAAAGGCAAAATGTGCTGTTTTTTTCATTCTTGTCCACCATGGAACTTTACGTGTAACAGGCACACCAAATTTTGAATTGAAATATAGTGATTTAGGTCCTATAGGTCCCCATTCAGACATTGGTCGCATATGTTCACACGAAGTATTAATGAATAAATCTGTTTTCTCATATTCGTTTCTAAAATCTTTGAATATGTCATCTGATATAAAGGTAACATTTTCATAGTTGTAAAACAATTTATTTTTAGCAATCTTTATAACTCTATCGTCCATATCTATTGCTGTAATCTTTTTTACTCTAGGTGCTAATTCAGGTATTAGAATACTACCATACCAACAACCGAATATTGTTATTTCAGTTTGATCTGTTATTAAACCAAGTTTATCACAATGTTTTACAATATTCATCTTTGCGTTTAATTGAGGAGTACTAAAAGAGTCTAGTATATTATGTTCTAAATCAGGCTCTTCTTTAATAGTATAAATTATTTTTTCCAATAAATTATAATCTATATGATTATTATGTAAGCTCAATATATTTTTTAAATATTGTAATTGATCTCTTTCTATCATTTAACCCAACTTACTATATCTGATAATGGCGGACATGTGTCTAATCCCAATTGATTCTTTTTCTCTAGCCATTGCTGTCTTGTTTCTTCAGCATAACCACAACTCATCATTAATATAGGTCTTCTTTTTACCCAACTAAAACCTAAATCATGCCATTGTTTTACATCTCTTATAAAACAAATATTGTACGATACATCTAATCCTTCTTCTAATAGATAACTTGATAGATTGGTTGCAAACATTCCTACTTCTAAAGCGATATGATCTATAATTTTTTCTACGTATTCTGGATATTGCTCATCTGCCGTATGACTACCATTGTCTATCTGTTTTTGATAGAACGCATTTGGTTTATGCACAACTCTGCTATGAAATGCAAACAAGTAAGGATTAGTTCTTACATGATTGTAGTTTGGATTAGGATTCTTTTTTGCGTCATGTGTTACTTTAGATAAACCTAAAGCATTTGTATCTTTGTCAACTTGTATATGATTTCTATTAGATAAAATCCATATCTTTTCTTTCCATTCTTGTTGTTCAGGACCATAGACATTTATTCTATATGCAAACATATTATTTTTAGATGATGTTGTTATTAATGCTTTTTCTAAAGCTCTATCTATGATTTCTTTTGGTGGAACATCTTTTTTATAAGTGATAACGTGTCTTCGTTTATCTTTTAATAAGTCGTAGTGTTTCATTTTTTTATTACCCAATCTCCTATTACTAACATATTCAATGCCGTTCTCTTAAACGTTCTAATTGCATGTTGTGGTGTTTCAACAATAGGTTCCTGACAATTAAAACTTGTGTTTAACAACATAGGTATGCCTGTTATTTTGTAAAATTCATTTACTATATCATAAAATTTTTTATTATCTTTTCTATTTATAGTCTGTATTCTAGCAGTATTATCAACGTGTGTAATGCCTGGTACTTTATCAGTTTTTACTTTACATATCCTAGACATGTAAGGACTAGGACCACCTCTTGTATCAAAGTATTCTTGGTAATGTTCTTCTAATACTACAGGTGCAAATGGTCTAAAGTCTTCTCTCATTTTTATAGTGTGATTAATGATATTTTTTATATCAGGATTACGAGGGTCTGCTAATATGCTTCTATTACCTAATGCTCGATTACCACTTTCTGATTTGCCTTGAAACCAACCTATAATAGAACCATCTGCTATTGCTTGTGCTACTTCTTTATAATTTACTTTTTCTTCACCTACATAATCATACTCCTTACCAGCATACAATTCTGATTTATGTACATTTTTATTTAAGACAAAATCAGCGTGTTGATATGCACCAATGGCTTGTCCCTCATCACCAACTGCAGGTGGTACAAATACATTGTTATAATGTTTAGTAAATTCTTCATTCATATAACCATTGTAAGCAACACCACCTGCAATACATAAGTTATCACAAGTCTTTAATGGATATACATGTTCTTTTATTTTATCTAAAGTAAATCTTTGTAGTGTGTATGCTAAATCATCTACACCGTGCGTATCAACATCTATTTGCTTAAAGTGTTCTTGTTTCTTTTCAGTTATAGGACCATCAAGTATAACTTCAAAACATGTATAGTAATATCTACTAAACTTACCATATCCTACTTTACCCATAAGTTTACTTGCACCTAATGTACCAAAACCTGTAAGACCAGACATGTGATTCCATAACCAACCTATAGGTAGTTTATCTGATAGATCAATTAAGTTTTGTTCTTTATCAAAAAATACACATCTAAATTTAGAACCTATGCCATCTATCGCAAGTATATCAGATTTTTCATAACCTGAATTAAGAAACGTATAAGCAGCATGTGATTGATGATGATCTATAAAGTAAACATTATCTTTGTAATAGTGATCCCATAGTTTTTTAGGATTGTAATTAAATATCTCATCATGCCCTTTTAATATTGTACTCCACAATTCTTCTTTTGATTTTCTAATACCACCAAACGTATATGTAAATGCTAGTATGGCGTCATCTGGTTTTTTAAAGTATTGTTCAGTAAACTCATCATTCAATCTATAATCACTTACGTTAAGTATATCTGATTGATGAGCATATGCCTCAGCGTGGTAGGGTAGATTATGTTTAAATCTAGTTTCTCTTTCTCTTTGATTATGATACACACCATCATATGTATTATGATCGTGTAGATTCAAAGCAACTGCAAATATTTTATCCATTTAGCACACTCGCATATTTTGATAAAGGAAAATGACCTTTAGGCTCAACCCATTCCATACATGTTTTACAATAGTTCTCATATTTAAATAATCTAAAATTCATCATCTTATCTATATTCTCCTGTGTTATGTCAAATGTTTTTGAGTGAATTATATTATTGGCAAACTTCTTACTACAATGTACAAGTTTTCTTGTTTCAAAATTGATAACAGGAACCATAGGAAAAGCTGCACACATCTTACGATCTATTTCAGCAGCTTGTTTGTGTACGGCTGTGACATCATCTTTATTAGGTGTTCTACCATTAAATGATTTCCACATTGTATTTTTATGATTTAACTTTTTCATTTCTTCAGGAAACTTATCTTTGTATTTAAAGTAATTGGGTGTTTTTACACATAGATTATAATTGTTATAATCATTTGGTTGTATAAAACCGTAAGGTTCTAATTTATCTAAATTACCTAGTTTTTTAATACCGTCTTCGTAAAAATCTAATATGTTATGTTCAATATAAAGTATATCAGGATCTTTTAGTATATGTGGATATCTTTTACGTACAAAAGAGTTTGATAGTACTGAACATACGTGATTAGGTCTGCTTTTAACTTCAGCAATTACATCATCTAAATTTTTAATTAGTCCTGGTTCACCACCTAGAAGACAAACACGTATCTTATAGTTTTTTAAATAGTCTAGTGTTTGTTTTAGGAAGTCAATATCAACTGTCAAGTTTCTCATCTCTAAAGTATAACTTGTACAGTAATGACAATCTTTGTTACAAGACATAGACATAAAAAAATCTATGGCTAAATAATTCTGTTGTATTTCTTTTAACGTTATCATCTATTATCAAATTTAGTAAAAAATAATTTATTAAATGCTATTAGTAATTGTTCCTTTGCTAATGTTTTAAATCTTGTTTGTTTAAATAAAAAGTCTTCTCTTTCATAAGCCTTTTCTATAAGATACTCGTAAATATCTTCATTGTGTTTTTCTAGTAATGCTCTATCTAAAATTATATCATCACCAAACAACCACTTTGATCTCTTTACAAATTTAAGCAACCTTTGAGGTATCTTATCTGTTATATCAATCATATTATTGTTATCATCTACATAACAAAAACTAGTGACATTTGGACTTATAATTATTTCATTCATATTGTTGCCATTATAATATTACATGTATTATCCACCTCATTATCCGTTAAATATGGATGAATAGGTAATGTTAGTATTGTATCACATATTAACTGGGAATTCAAGCAGTTATCTTTTCTATGTATGTGTGTTTTATACAAGGGGTTTTCTGATATAGGTATAGGATAATGTACATTAGCGTTAAGTCTTTTCTTTAGTAAATCCCTAGTTTCTTTGTTTTCTAATCTTATGACGTATTTGTGATAACAATGATTTACAACCTCATCAACATGTGGTATAATTACAGGTAGATTTTTTAAATTGTTAGTATATCGTTTTGCAATTCTAAAACGTTTATCTTGCCATTCGTGCATTTTATCCATTCTATGACTAATAAACTCAGCATTGATTGCTAACATTTTAGAGTTGTATCCTAACACATCACCGTTGCCGTGTCTTCTTACTTTTCTTAAAAATTCTGCTTGTTGTTTACCATCTAGTAAAATAGCACCACCACCTGATATACCTGCAACAGGTTTATTTGCATTGAAACTCAATGTTGCAATATCGCCAAATGTACCTGCATATTGACCATTTCTACTTGCACCAAATGATTGACAGGCGTCCTCTATGAGTGGGATGTTTTTTTCTTTACAAAAGTTTTGTATTTCTGTCATGTCAGATATATTACCAAATAAATGAGGATATACAATTGCTTTTGTTTTGTCTGAATACATACGTTTAATACTATCAATTGACATATGATTTGTTTTTGGATCAACATCACAAAATACGGTTGTTGCACCATTCATTGCTACACATGACGCTGAAGATATCCATGAGAAGTTTGTAACTAACACTTCATCGCCAGGTTTTATAGCATATGCCATAAGAGCATATTGTAAAGCGTCTGTACCACTAGCACAAGCAACGACATACTTTCTATTGATAAGTTTTTGTATTTTCTTTTCTAAAAACTCAATGTTTCTTTCATTTTCTTTTTGCATAACATTATCAAAAAGTTTTAAATATTCGTCTTTGTTTGCTAGATAATCTCTATCCCAACCTGTCATATAATAACCTCGCTATTTCTTCATGCCCTTTTTTACTAGGGTGTTCATCAATTTTACTTATAGTATATCCATTTATATCTAAAAATTTAAAAAAATGTAATTTTATTAAAATATTTAAATTATTAGCTTTTGAATATCCTATAAAATTATCAATATCAATAAATTTTTCGTATTCATCTATTAATGTTCTTATGTATCTTCTAATAATTTTTTGATTTTTTAAAGGTTCATATCTAGGCAAACCTTTAAGTTGATCTGCTTCTGATCTTTTAAGTCCTGCTAACCAAGGTTCAAACAAACCAATCATTTGAAATTGTTTGTAAGGTATGTTATACCTTTTACATACATTTTGTAAAGTTATGTAACCTAGTAATGATTCTCTTACCCAACCATAAATATCGCCAGGTCTTTTTATTCTACTATTAAACCATTTTGATATAGGCATACCATTCTGCCAATCATCTCTATTTGATTGTGACCATGCAGCCATAACAAGACCTATCTCATCTTTAGGTGTTCTTTCTATTGTGTCTAATAAAGTTTGCAATATATACCTGTTACCTGCACCGTTAGTTGCTAAATTAATTACTTCCATATTCAATTTCTTTCCAAGTAGTTCAGGCCATTTTGACCACGAAGTATCCATATCAGGATACGCTGAAGAAATATATTCTTTAGCTGTATAACTACAACCACTTACTATTAATTTTTTCATATAATATTTCCGCTATTCTCACTTGTCCTAGTGCGTTAGGGTGTCTGTCCAATTCAGATACTCTATGTTTTTCTTTTAATAGACTTTCAATAGTGTATCCTTCTAATTTTTGATCTGTGGGCCAACCTAAAAAATTATCTTTAAACTTATATCTGCTACTTTTTAAAGTTTTTAAATAAGTCATCATCATGGTATCACGTACATATTCTATTCCATGTTTTTGCATTTCCGCAAATTGTTGAAATTTATCTAACTTTGCTTGCATGTCATTTTCATTTAAAGCTGAATAATCTATACCGTTTGTTATTTCCCAAATATGACCTCTAATTAAACTTATCATTTGAACTTGATTGTAAAAAAGTGCTTGATCGGCAACTCTAGTTTTTTGTTGTTCCATTAAATTTTGAAACGCATATTGGTATCTTATAGTTTTATTAATCCAATATTTTATATCTCCTTTTGTATCCGTTCTAATATTATTCCAATTTGTAACATTTTTTATTATATCTCTATACTTATTGTTAGCAAAGGCTTTATCATTTCTCGTACCTGTCCAACTAGATGTTTTTTCCCAATCACGTCTTGGTGCTGATGACCATGCAGCTATAACATGACCTACTTTATTAATATCAATTTCTGTTAAATAATCTGATAAAGAACTATAGATATATTCATTTCCCATTCCTGACTTGCAAAGATTAACTGGTTCCATATTCATTTTCTCTGCTAAAATTTCAGGCCATTTAAGCCACGTAGTATCCATTGAGGGATGTTGCATAGAAATAAAATGAGGATCACCCCAACTACAACCACTAACTACAAGTTTCTTCATACTTTATTTTTTACTATTGATTTACCTTTTTCATCTAAATGATGTTCTATTTTTATATTATCATCTGGTCTAATTAAACAATGATACAGACAATTTTTAGGCACTTTACTATGATCGCCTGCCTCACCGTCTTTCATAATTTGTTCAAACTCTCTCCATTCATCTGACAATACTATTTCATCTATGTTTTCTGCCTCACTTACTTTACTTACTTTTAACATTTTTTGAAATAATGGTGTGCTTAATGTCCATTCTTGGTCGCACCAACAACAAGGTAATAGATGACCTCTATTACTCATAGCCATTTGCATTTTGCCGTTCATACATTGAGCAACAAATTTACCTTCTAGTTTATCTTTTTTATCTGACATTAGGTCTTACGTATCCTTTATATCCTAAATTGTATTCTTTTGATTGAGGTCTTAATGGGTCATCTTCTCCCATCCACCTTGACGAGTGTAACACTATGAACATTAAACCCTCATCTATTGCCATTTGTTTCGCCTTTTCTAAATTGTGTTCATTGTAACTAAACACTATAAACTGCCAAGATGGCGTTTGTTTTAAGTGTTTCTTTGCTTCTAACATAACTTCATATAATTTTTTACCGTCTTGGTTAACACGATACATGTTACTTTCTTCAGGTAAACCATCTATTGCAAATATCCATTTTGCTTTAGGGTGTGCCTTAAACGCTTGTACGTACCAACTTTTAGATTTGGCAGATGAGGCATTATGTACTGTAACTTGTATATCTTTATTATACAGGTACTCTAATATCTCAACAAACTTTGGATGATGTACAGGATCAGATAACTGACCACAAAAATTAAATGATGAAAAATAATCAGATAACTTTCTTATCTCGTCCATTGTAGCATCCCGACCATAAACTTTTCTGCCTTCAAGTGTAAAGTTAGTTTGTCTTTGACATCTCATACACTCTAAAGGACACCTATTGCTTATGTCAATATTTATTCCTTTCTTTGATCTTCTATAAAATGCTATATCACTCATCTTAAATGTTTTAGTAAATTTTCTATTTTATCTTTTTGTTCAGTTAAACATTTTGCAGGTCTTTTCCAATATACAGGTCCACCATCTTTAATAGATTTATCTCTTAAATAAATCACTTCTTTTCCTAACCATTTACATTCTTGTATAATTCTAGGTGCAGGATCAAAGTTAGGTTTAGTGTAAACATAAGTGTCAAATAAACCTAATAGATTTTTAACAGGTACGAATACATGATTATGTTTTTGACTTATGTACTTATCTTTGTATGCTATGATACCATGTGACGTATAATTTTTTATATGTTTTTCTACTTCTCTATAATATGTTTTATTTGTTCCTAAGAATAGATATTTAAATTGTATGTTATCTTCTATAGGTTTGTATATACTAAAGTTTATTATTTTTTCAAATTGTTCGCCTACACCATTTACATATACCTCATGGTCGCATAAGTCAATTACTTCTTTGGGTTCATAAAAATCTAGTGCGATAGGATATTCTTTAACATGGTTTTCTGAATATACAGATATAAGTTTATTACTAAACAAACTGTGTAATGTTAATTTTTGTTCTTCAGTATAACTATTGTAATCAAGGTATGCAAGTGTTAACATACTTCTACCCATAATCAAAGTTACGTCATCTGACCGTGGCATATAGTCATTAAACACTATGTTTTCAAACTTTGTATAACACTCATTTATTGCGTCAATGTAATCTTGTATTATGTGTTTTTTATTGGGTATAACAATCAGTTTGGCACTTATACCTAGGTCGTTGAGAAAACAACAATGTTCATAACTGTAATGAAACAGACCATCACCTGGTTTACTTGTACATACTATATTTACATTTTTCATAATATATTATAACATATTTATGTATAAATATCAATAGAGGGTAGAGTAGAGAATTAAGGAATGAAGCTTGAAAAAGGTATATTTTACTCAAATAAACAATCTAATTGCTGACGCTATCTTTTTACCGTTAAGTGTTGCTTACATATGGGAATATTGTAAGACACAGGTAACAGATTGGGAATTAGGAGACATCTTCTTTGAAAGAGAGTCCGTAGAGGACTATCTAAAAAAGATTGACAATCCTGACATCTTAGCATTATCAACATACGTGTGGAACTGGGACATAACTTGTCAGTTAGCAAGAGCAGTCAAAAAGAAATATCCTAATTGCAAAATAGTAATGGGTGGACCACAAGTGCCATTCAAACAAAGTTGGTTAGAAGACAATACTGACCTATGCGATATTATAGTTACATATGCAGGTGAAAGAGCATTTGCTGAAATACTAAAAGGTAACTATACGTACCCAGGCGTAATGACAAAAGACTCTTATACGCCACCTAAACCAGATAAAGAATTAAACGACATACCAAGTCCTTATTTAAGTGGGTTGATGGATAGTCTTATGCAACCTGGTAAACAATATAGTGCTATCATAGAAACTAATAGAGGTTGTCCATATAGTTGTTCTTTCTGCGATCAACAAGATTTATATTACAATAAGATTGCCATGTTTGATTATGATAGAGTAATAGGTGAGATAGATTGGATTGTAAAAAATAAAATTGACTTCTTATACTTTGGTGATAGTAATGTAGGTATGTTCAATAGAGATGTTGACTTTATAAGACACATCGCTAAACGTAGAAATGAAACTGGTTATCCTAGACAGATAGATTATAGTACAGCAAAACAACAACCAAAACGTATTGTTGAGTTGGGTGAAATACTTAATAAAGAAGCAAAGATAAGACGTGGTGTTACTATTGCTTTACAAAGTATGAATCCTAAAACATTAAAAGCAATCAAAAGAATTAATCTTGCAAATGAAAAATTAGAACAAATTGTTGGCGACTATAATAAAGCAGGTGTTGATAATTATTGTGAACTAATTGTAGGTTTACCTGAAGAAACATTAGACACATGGATTGAAGGTATAGGTAAGATACTAGAATTAGGAAGTGACCATGCGTTAACAGTACACCCTTTGAGTATTGTACCTAATACTCCTTTTTCTGATCCTGAATATAAAAACAAATACGGATACAAATATACAAAGACAGCTGCACCTGCAGGTGGTAATACTTATCCTAAAGATAGTAATGGTGAGATTGATTATGTTGCATATGAAAGTAAAAGTTTTAGTAAACAAGATTATATAGACATGTATTTTTTCGCTAAAGGTCTTGTGATACCTCATCACTATCATGGTGTTAGTCAAGTTGCAGCCACATATCTTAACCGAGAACACAATGTACCATTTATAGATTTTTATAAAAAACTATTTGAGTATAGTAGAAATGGTAATGGCATACTAAATGAAGAATATAAAAATCACACAAACAGTTTGAAACAAAGTTTATTTGAAGATAAGACATGGGGTAGAACTATTGAAGGTGGCGATGATTTTCATATACAAGATAATGGTGCAACAGCTTCTTTCTTATATAAAAACATAGACAAGGTACATAAAGAAGTTATAGACATATGTAAGAAAGAATATAATGTAGATGTATCAGAAGCGTGCCAGTTTAACAAGCACATTATTGACACATACGAAAGAGATGATACAGAAAAACAATTTGATAAGAATTGGTATAGTTGGTTCTACGATAACAAACCATTAGTCGCTGTTAATAATATCGTATCTGTAGCCGTTTATAAATATAAAGATATAGTAGACCACTCAAAGCATTTATTCTGGTGGGGAAGAAAAGCCAAGAGATGTTTTTTGAAATCAAAGGAGATTATGTTATGATAAGAGTTGGCGATATAATACCAGATATAAAAACTATGCACAAAGATAGTGCAGCCACAAACTGGTATTCTACACACGAATTATTTAAAGATAAAAAGATATTACTAATAGGATTGCCTGGCGTATTTCTTGTTGAGTATGCAGCCACACATTTAAAAGCATACGACTTCTATTACAGCAAGATAAGAGAACTAGGTATTGATGAAGTATATTTTACAAGTGTTGATAATTGTTACGTACAAAACGCATATCACAAATCAGAAAATTTATCGTACCTAAAAAACTTACCTGACCCTAATGGTGATTGGGCCACATCTATAGGTATGTTAGAGAGTATGAGTAAAGAAGGATTAGGAAATTGTAGTCATAGATACGCTATGATTATAGACAATCTAATTATGAAACATTGTAAGTATGAAGACTTTACACACAACCCTATGACGTGTTTTCAAGTATCAGACGCTGATACAATGATTAAGTATTTAGAAATTATACAAACAAATTATGAAAGGTTTAATGATGACGCCAGAGATAAGGTTGACGTCCTTGGAAGAAACAAGATCAGCACCGTATTGTCGTGAGCTAAAAACTCTTTGGTACGATAGAGAATATCTATTAAATCATTTAGAGAATATAGACGAAAACAATTGGTATCTGTTTGATTGTGGTCATATAAGATGGACTGTACAAGAGGCATTTAATGCTAGACGAGAATGTAAAAACTATCCTTTTAGTGAGTTTCATTATGAGTTGATAAATCTTTTTACACCTGCAATATCTTTTGATACTGTATTGTACACACAAACAGCAATAGGTGGTGCACCACCACACCAAGATAGAAACAGACCTACTGCTTTAAACTTTGCAATACGAGGTGAGTTTAGTGATACAAGTCCACAAGTTTTCTATGATAGTTTTGATAGAAGTACAGAAAAGTATAGAATGACATATGAGAAAAATGATATTACAAATGAATTTGCACCTTGGATATTTAAAGGTCCTGAAATACATGGTGTAGAAAACAAGACAGAAAAAAATAGAATTATTATAACTTGTGCTTGGCGACATAATAGTTATGAAGATATAGAAAAAAGATTACTAGATGGTACGTTAGTAAACTGGGAACAGAATGAAAAAAACAAAAGGATAAAATTTATATGAGCAGTGTAGATAGAACAAACAAAGCGCTTCAAAGACTTTCTACTATGGGTGATTGGTTGCAAATGAAACAACACATTAATACTAGACAGATAATGAAAGACCTTGAGCCATACAAAGACTCATGGAAACCTTACAATTTAAGAAACCCAAATAACAGGTGGGGATTAAGTGTAACAAGTTTAGATGGCAAGTTAAGTGGTATACCTGATTTAGATAGTTTACTACAATACAATAAGATACATGGTACTAGTATTACAAATCATCACATAAAAGAATACACCGAAGTATATGATAACTCAAAAGAATTACAGAAACTCATTGAACCATGGAAACCTTGGTTAGGGAGATGTCACTTTCTAAAACTAAACACAGGTGGTTATTTTCCTGAACACTATGATGTAAACAAATTAGAATATGGTTATGATGAAATAAGATTTATTGCTTTCATTAACAGGTGTGATAAAAAAGATTTAAAGTTTATATACGAGGATACAGTTAGAGATGTTAAAGATGGCCAGATGTTTTTCTTTAACGCAAACAAAAGACATTCAGTTTTTAGTACATCGGACGATATTATTATGTTAGTATTTTGTATGAAGTTTGATGAACATTTATTTGAAAGATTAATAGAACAATATAGGTATGCGTAATGTGGTATCATAAAAAATTTAAATTACAATACGATAAAAACGTTTTCAATGAGATAATTGAATATGCTGAAAGAGCAACATGGAGACAAGGGTACGATCAAAATGGTTTACTTTGGAATGTTGAAGAACTACCTTTAAACCCTAAACAGTTTCCTATACTAAATGAATTGTATGAAGGTCTAAATACAGAATTTAAAAGACCATCATTTTTTATTAGTAATGTGAAACCTGGTGGGTTAGTAAACCATATTGACCACAACAAATGGGGCAATCTAGGTATACCTTTGAAAGGTGATTTTGAAAATACACCTCAATACTTTTACGATCAATTCAATCATCCAGTAGAGTCATTCGTAGTTGATAGTCCTGTTATATTCAATACACGTATGTTACACGCTGTACCTAGACAGTTAACTGATACAGGACCTAGATGGGTATTGATGATGGATTTATTTGAGTGGGTTGATAAATTGTTTGCAAAGATTGACAACAAAACTATATGGACAGACACAAAGAATTTCAAAAATGCGTAACTTCTATTTTCTACAGATACCTTTAGGTACAGACGCAGCCTATCTGCCACAAGCAGTAGGTACGATCTGGTCTTATTGTAATCAGTTTGAAGAAGTACGAAAGAAATATAAACTTGCAGGTGTATGGTGGAACAAAGAGATTGATATAGTTGAACCTGATTTTATAGCTGCAAGTTGTTATATGTGGAACTGGAAAATAACATATGACGCATTGAAAGAAATAAAAAAGAAGTATCCTAAATGTAGAATAGTTGTAGGTGGACCTGAACCACAATATACATCAGAATGGTGTAAAAAACATCCTGAAATAGACGCTGTGTTAGCATACTATGGTGAAGAAACAATGAGAAGATTACTAGTAGATGATGAACTTAACATACCAGGTGTTGTTACAAAAGACTTTAACAATGCAGCCGAGGCAGAATATGCCGACCCTAAAATGATACCTAGTCCTTATCTTAATGGTTTCTTTGATAGTTTACTAGAAGGCAACACACAAAAAGTCAGAGCAATCTTTGAAGGCAATAGAGGTTGTCCTTATACTTGTTCTTTCTGTGACATAGGCCATAAGAAATATACAAAGATACAAATGTTTGAAACAGAAAAATGTTTAAAAGAACTAAAATGGATGTGTGATAGAAATGTAACTGCTATAGATGTAGCAGATAGTAACTTTGGTATATTTCCTAGAGATGAAAAACTTGTAGATTTTGTAGTAGAACAAAAGAAGGCAGGTAAATTCAATGGTAGATTTATGCCTACGTGGGCTAAGACACATGGTGAAAAGATAATGAAGTTAGCAAAGAAATTGCAAGACGCAAATGTAGATGACACTTTTGGTTTTAGTTTACAATCTACAAATCCTGAAACTTTAGATAATGTCAATAGAAGAAATGCGTTTGATATTAAGAGTTTCAAACCTATCATAAAGAATTTAAAAGACAAAGGTGTTTCATCATATACAGAATTAATCTTTCCTTTGCCTGGTGATAGTTTAGAAACATTTAAGTATGGTCTACACGAAATAGTTGACATGCCTGCACCATTTGATATGATACAGATTAATACTTTAAGTAGATTAAGTAATACAGAATTTAACACAGGTTTTCCTGAAATGATATGGCAAAATATTAAAGGTACTGCAAAGCCATATAACAATGATGTAATAGATGAGATTGCTGTTGCAACAGATAAGATGACAAGAGATCAAGTCTTTGAAGGTTTCTTTTATAGTAGAAGTTTCTTAATACCAATGTACTGGTATGGTCTAGCAAAGTATCATGCTGATTGTTATTATGAAATTAATGGTAATAGAAGTGAATTATTTAAAGACATATATTCAAAACTATTTAAAAACAAAACATTTATGAAACACAAACTAGATGTTAGAGAACATTATTTTAAAGCACTTAATGAGTACAAAGACATTGGATATAAGATACTTAATAAAGATATAAATTATTATACAGATACAGCTTATTCTCACTTGTTCTATACCGAGAATAATATATTTGATGTGTTCAAAGAAATGTATCCAGAATATGATGAGATTATTGATCGCAACAAAAAAGATTTCAGACCTATTGACGATAAGATGGAATGGCTCAGAGATATACACGTTAGAGGTAGATTTAGTGAGTCTTGGAGAATAAAATGATAAACAAATTAATATGGAATAAAGTAGAAGAATTATTTTACTGGAACATATCAGTAGATAGCCCTATCAATCAATTACCTTTTACAATGGATTTTATTCTTGCTTGTCAAAAAGAATTTTCTATGACAGTAAGAGATAAAGAATACCCTATACATTTAGGTGGCATAATGGATTGGCACGATAAAACAATGGGCGATTTCGTAAAAGAAATAGATAAACAATATCAAAGTAATTACTTTGTAGCAGAAAATGGCACAAGTACAACAGGTGTCGTAGGTGAAATAAAAGATGTAAACGATAAACCTATTACAAACAAATGGAATATAAGAGGTGAAGCTCTTGTTAAAAGATTACAAGCAATGCAAAAAGAAAGACCTAATTTAACAATATTAGATATGGGTTGTGGTGTAAATGAATATAAGAAACATTTAAATAATGTTACAGGCGTTGATCCATATAGAAAAGAAGCAGACATAATCTGTAGTCAAGCAGATTTTAAACCTGCTGATGATATAAAATGGGATGTAATTATATGTTTTGGTCCTCAAAACTGGTATACGTATGATGAACAATATAGAAACTTTATGACGTTAAAGAATTGTTTAGCACCTAGTGGTCTATTATTATGGTCACATGTTCATAATTACTATAAAGTATTTCAACCAGATCACCCACATGGTCATACTTGGATACATGGCGATTTAGAACATGCACAAAAAAATAGTGCGTTTTATTTTTATGATAGAAACTGGAAGTACACATGGTACTTTAACTGGACTGAACATGCTGTAAATACACTTGCAGGTCATGTAGGTTTAAAAATAAACAAAGTTGATTACGACCATTGTAATTTATACAGACCACCTATGTACAGAATATTTACGGAGATGACACATGGTTGAACAAGGTAACTTCTTTGTCAAATGTCATAACATTTATTACAATCAACAATGGTTGATAGATGTATTAGATAGTTTGAAACCTAGTGATTGGGTAAACGGAGTTAGTAGAACAGGCGTAGCATGGAATGTTAGTGAGTGTAGAAATATACCATATGAGAATATGTGGAAAGATATTGTAGAGAATATGAATTTAGATCAAGTCGGTAGTACAGAAAGAACATTCCATGGTGAAAAACCATGGGCATTCTTTTCTAAATTACCACCAGGTGGTATAAATTTACACTACGACCACAGACGTTGGGGTGCAATATTATTTCCTGTAAGAGGTAAGTTTGAACTCACACCTCAAATATTTGCAACAGAAAACTATACAGAAATAGAAAGATTTAATTTTGAAAAAAGTAAGATACATGATAATGGTACACCTGTATTTTTTGATAGCAGAGTTTTACATGCTGTACCTACACCTTTAGATTTAGAGGAAGAAAGAGTTGTATTTTCTGTTAACATACACTCACATCCTACAGAAATGTTTAAGAAAGCTGTTGATGGTACATGGTTAAATAAGAATACAGAAAACATAGGTGTATCTAATGACTAATTTCTATTCTATACAAGCAGATAAAATGAAATTTAATTTAGATATGTTAGTTGATCTATACAAAACAGTAGATCAAACAAAGTGGGTACATAGACAAGATAAGTTACCACAGTATTCGCCTATTGATGAAAACAGTACGTTTGATCGTAACCATGAATTTTACAGACTACTAAAAGAAAACATAAATGCTGATATAGATGAAACGAGAGTATATTTCAGTAGAGTACATCCAGGTGGTATACCTAACCATTGGGATTTTGAAAATTTTACTAAACTACAATTTCCTGTTATATGTGATGAAGAAGATAACGATTGGTCAAAGTCGCCTGTTATCTTTATAGATCAATTTGACCAAGTTGTAGAAAGAGTAGAACATACGAATAATACGCCTATAATTTATAGTGCGAATTACATGCACGGAACAATCAAATCTTTAGATAATACAAACGATAGAATTACTTTTGTTGTTGATATTAAGTATTGGTTTGCCAGAGTTAGATCAAAATATAACAACGGTACTTTGTTTACAAACAACAAAGCGTTTTGGAGTATGGCATGAACAGGTGGGATATAACTGTTAAACAAAGTAACTATGATTTCAATCCTTTTAGAGAAAGCGATCATGGTAAATACTTTAAGACAGTTACAAACATTTATGAGGACTGGTCAAAGGAATTAGAATATGCAAACAAGCAACAATATGATTTCTATTGGCCTAGTCCTGTAAAACCAGGTGGCGATCATTTTGATTATGAGTATGAAAATAAACTAGTAGAAGATTGGGGTATACCTAAAGACTTTGTAATCTACAGAATGTGGACTGCAACAAAGAAAGAGTGTCCTATATTGTGTGGTCTAGCAGACAAGTTAGGTTTAGAAGACGCACAGGTAAATATACAAACTCAAACTACAGGTATGATGTTACATTTACATATTGATAGTTTAACAGGTTTAAGAAAAGAGAGAAAAGATCAATCATCAAGCAGAGCAACTGATCCTGAATGGGGTAGAGTTTTTGTTATGTTAGAAGATTGGAAACCAGGTCATATTATTCAATTTGGGAATACATATGTACCACCATGGAAAGCAGGTGATGTAGTATGGTTTGATTGGGCAAACATACCACATAGTACTGCTAACACAGGACCATGGCCTAGAACAATTGCAAAAATAACAGGTAAACAAACGCCTAAATATAAAAAACTACTATAGGATAAATTATGAGATTATTGATTATATTATTATTTTTATTTGTATCTACAAAAACTTTCGCTGAAGACAATCGTTTTGATTGTAGTTGGGATGATGACCCACCTTGTATAGTGATTCCTGTAGGTAGCTTAAATAATTCAAACGCATTAGGTGATAGAATAACACCTACAACAACAATTACAAAAACAGAAATAAGAGAACACAATCTAATTGATTTACCAAGTGTTTTAAATTACGTATCAACACTAGACGTTACACAATCAGGACCAAAAGGACAAACTGGTTCTGTATTTTTAAGAGGTACAAACTCTAATCACACTTTAGTTTTATTGAATGGTATACCTATCAATGATACATCAACACCTACAGGTGCATTTGACGTTGGGCAAGACTTTATGTTTAACGTTGTACAAATAAATGTATATAAAGGTGGTGCAGGTGCTCATTGGGGTGCAGACGCTGTAGGTGGTGCAATTAATTTTATAACAACTGTAGATTACGATAAAAGATATAATGTATCAGGTAATGGTAATGATAAAACTATAAGTGGTAATTATTATACTAGATTAAATGACTTTGATATATCTGTTTCAGCAGGTGAACATGAGTCTAAAAATGTTTCTGCTTTATCAGGTGCTGATGAAAAAGACGGTACAAAAAATCAGACTATAGGTGTCAATGTAAGTAAATGGTATGATATGATACATTGGCGAGCATCTTGGTTTACAAGAAATACGTTTACAGATATTGATGGTCATAGTCTTGCTGTACAAGATGACAAATGGTCTGATAATAGTTTTTATGCTTTTCAAACAGGTATAGATTACTTTAATAATAGTTTAACTTTTCATACACACGAATATGAAAGAATTTATGATGACGCTAATTATGATAGTCAAAATTGGTCGTTAAGAGGTGTTCATCAAAGACAAAATTGGGGAATAGGTTTTGATTATAAACATGATGAAAATTATGGTAAATCTGCATGGTCAGAAAACACAGGTAGAAATCATGGCATGGGATACTTCTTTAATTTTTCATACAACATATTATCATATCATCATAGATTTGATGAAGACCATGAAACTTATAAAATAGGATTCTTACAAGAATTAGACGATGGTTTAAGTATAAGTGGTAGTCACTCAACGTCATATAAAGATAAAACATTATACAGCGATGTAGTATATGGTGACTCACAAGAGGTAACGTTAACTAAAAATAACTTTGCTACTACTATCTTTCAAAATGATATAGGTGATCTGAATACAAATGGTGTAGAGATGTCATATAATACAGGTGATTGGAAACTTTTTGCAAGTAATTTAACAAGTAAAACAAAAGATGTATTATCATTAAGAAGACCAGAATGGTCACTTGGTTTTATTCACAATAAGAAGTTTGAAAATAACTTTACTTTAACTACTAACTACAAATACAAAGGTAAACATTTAGATATACATAACTCAAACTGGTCTACAATATCAATGCCAGAAACACATTTAGTTGATTTAAATCTAGGTTATAACTATCATGGATTTAATTTTGGTGTAAGTCTAAACAATCTATTGAATGAGAAGTATGAATCACCTCATGGTTTCTCACAAGAAGGTAGAAAGTTTACTTTAGGTTTTAACAAATCATTTTAATGTACGATACAATATTTTGGGCTATAATAGGAACTTTAAGTGGTGTCATCTTTGGTGTAATACCAGGTGCAGGACCTTTTGTTGCAACGGCAACTCTATATCCTTTTCTAACACATATAGAGCCTGTCAATGTTATGATGTATTACGTAACAGTTTTGATTGCAACTAATTATACAAATAGTGTAACTGCTATTCTGTATGGTATACCTGGTGACGCCACAGCAATGAGTACTGCAAGATATGGTCACAAATTATTCTTAAAAGGTTTTGGTAATCTAGCAGTTGCTTCTAACGCTGTAAGTAGTACAGTAGGAGTTATATTTGCTTTTACTGTTTTTATTTTTGTATTGCCTTGGATCATAGAAGTTTTTAGATTTTATAATAGTGTACTACAGACAGTTATTGTTGCAGCTGCAATTATAATGATTACACTATTGACAAAACAAAATAAATTGTTTACAATAATACTGTTTTTATTCGGAGGCATGATTGCAAAAGTAGGTATAGACCCTATTACATTTGATAGTTTTTTGACTTTCAATAACTCATACCTCGCAATCGGAATACCTTTTGCAAGTGTGATGATAGGATTATACATAGTGCCAGAACTAACAAAGTTAAATAGTTTTAAAGTAGAAGTACCTAAACGTATAAATACTTTTACAGTTGGTAAAGATACAACTACGCCTACACTCATAGGAAGTTTTGTAGGATTTTGGTGTGGTCTTATACCAGGTGTAACAAATATTCTTGGCAGTTATGCAAGTGCAAATATTGTTAAAAGGTTTTTCAAAAAACCTGTACTTAAAAGCATAGCAGCCGCAGAGGCAGCAAATAATAGTGGCGCCTTATCATCACTATTGCCTTTGCTTATACTAGCGATACCCATTACGGGAAGTGAAGTTTTGATTTATTATATTATGTTAGAAGATGGTTTCGTTTTCAACGCTCAAAATACAGTCAAACATTTAGAAAGTATAATTTATATTATACCCTTTGTTACTGCCTTTTGTTTGGGGTTAAGCTGGTACGGTTTCAATCTGTTAGGTAAGATTGCATATCTCTATAAACAATATAGAACAATTGCAAACATCTTACTTCTCTCAATAATTAGCATTGCAAGTATATCAATATTCGCCATACGTGAATGGATGATTATCTGTATATTTGTTTTGTCTATAATCGGGTTCTTAATTAGACGCTGGGATACTAGTCCTATTATTTACGGATACTTTCTAAGCGATCTATTTTACGAAAATTTAATTAGAACATTAATAATCTTATAGGAGATAAAAAAATGAAAAAAATAATGTTAATAATAATGAGTATGTTGTTCAGTACAATGGCATATGCTCAAGTACAAATAATCAATCCTGGTTCACAAGAAGGTGTCTTCAGACAAATTCTTTCTACAATAGGTGATACAACTGACCATAACTTTGTTCAGGCAGATAATCCAGTTACTGCATACACTTATATTGAAGGTGAATCTAATAAACCTATCTTAACGATATGGTCTAGTGAATGGCCAGGTGACGATAGTTTGAAAAGTCCGAAAGTATCTAAAGATAACATTGTAGCTTTAATGACATATGAAACTCTTATGTGTAGTAGAGCATACAATTCACTTGAAGATATGGGTGGACAAACTGTTAAGATTGCGACATGGGGATCAGAACCAGTTGCAAAATTCTTAAAAAATTTAGGTGCAAAATATGATGTAAATTTTGTAGTTGTACCTTATTCTGGCAGCGGAAGTACTACTAAAGGTTATGTTGGCAAAGACGCCGATACTGTCTTTACAATTACTTCACGTCAAGCCGCATTAGAGGAAGATGGTTCTAAATGTATTGCCTTTTCAGAAAAAGGTGAATTAGGTTTTAGATTTGTTGACGCAATCATCACCATTAATGCTAACTACGCCTTAACAAATGAATTACGTTCTGCTGTAACAAACCTCTCTACAACTACCGAGTGGAATAGTAAATTCAAAGGCTCTGTAACTTATGTTGGAAATGGTTCTAATCAAACTATAGAAATGTTTGAAGAGGCTGTTGCTAACTTTAGTAAGTAATACAATTATGTAAGAGCTGGTTGGCATCCTTATAGTTGTCAAACAGCTCTTGCTGATCTCTACCAGTTATGTTAAGATTTACATTAAACTTTTTGTTTTGTAGATTTTGAAATTCAGGTATATTCATACCGACTTCTAACTTCTTATTCAGATAATTTAGATATTGTTCAACGATTTCTATATTCTTTATTTCTTTAATTACACCAGGTTTTAATTGAGTACAACCCCATAGTAGATGATTTGTAATTTCTGGTTCTTTGTTGTTACCTATATTGTTAAATATATTATTGCCAGGTAACTTATCTAATATATTAATAAACTGACCTATACGTGTATTAAAGTCTATTGCAATTAATTTTTTACCTGATATGTGAAAGTCAGGACCTGCAAAGTACATATCTTTTACTTTTAGTTTATCAACTATAGTCTGTACGAAACCATACATTATTCTATGTTGCTCTTCATCTACTTCACTCACAGGTATAGACCATACTGCCATATCTTTTGCGATATCACTTTTCTTACTGATTGAATGTTGATCTATAGGATTTTTATGAAAGTCTAATATGTCGCCATACTTTACTTTAGCATTTCTTACATAGAATAAACAATCTACTTTACCATCTTTAACATAACCATAAGGTGATATAGATGGCTCTTCAGACCAATAGTATTCTTGTGCCATAATTTTACAAGGTACATTATTAAAGTTTTCATTTTGAATACCTGTTTTATTGATTTCAAAAAAATCATTATGATAATTTAGTTTACTTAAATGATCTAAAAAATGATGTTTGTTATTCCATCTTCTATACTCTATTATAGGTGTATTCTGATCTGATTTAGGATAGAAAGAATTACTACCAGTACCGATGTCAGGTTTTGTAAAAAACTCATTGCCATCAAATACATCTAGTTGACTATGAAAGGTAGGTGTAATACTTTTAGGTACGTTATGTTGTAGTCCTATTACTCTACAAAAATCATCAAGTTTCTGTTTATTACTAAACACTTCAGCTGCAAAGGCAGACATATTGTTTATACCGTAATAACTTTCTAATTGTGCTTGAATAGGAAATAAATTTTCTGATACACAAAACACTTTATCACAAGATATAATTTGTTTTGTGATTTCTATTATATCAAACTTCTTTGATACAACTAAATCGTCTATGTGTTTTATGAAAGGTTTGTAGCGATCGCCTGACTTGTTTGGCACCACATCACAAACCAATGTGATGTGGTTATTTAAATTCGCTGTGATAAGACCTTCGGTCTTGTTAAGACTACGCTTATGTGATAATATAACTACATTCATTCATAATATATATGTGTTGATTAAATATTAACTATTCAGCTGATGTATCAAAATGATTCAAAACTCTTTCATCCGTAACAACCGCTCCTAATTCTTCAGAATTTATAAGATCATCAACAACTGGTAAAGCAGCTGCTTTTTCTTTCCACTCTTTGTATAAAGCTTCAGTTTCAAATTCTTTTACAATTAAAACTGATTTCTTATCATCATTTAAAGTAGCATACTTATCTATTACATATAGTGCTTCGTTGTTAATGTGTTGGTTTATGTCATCTTCGCTTATTTCTGTTGATGAACTTTTATTAAAAAATTCCTCTACTGATCCAAACGTTAACGACTCATTTTTATTAGTTAATTTCCATTGTTGAATATGTGTTTCCATTAGTTAAACTCCTCTATTGTTTCAGTTTTTCCGTTATCGTTTGTACCCCAAGGTGTTATTTCTGCAAACAATCCTTCTTGTTCCGATAAATTAAAATCTATATTGGGCAATAAGCTTCTTTTCTTTTTCCATTCGTTATACATTGTAATGTTTTCAAATCTTCTAACAATTATAACTGCTTTGTTGTCATTTGTTAAGACACCCATTTTTTCATATATATAAGTTTTATTTACTTCTTCGTGTGCCTTTAAATCTTCTTCATCTGTAGTTCCAGTATATGCTGAGTCAAAAAATTCATCAACTGACTCATAAGTTTTGTTTGGATCTACTAAATTTTTATATAAAAATTGTATATCTATTGCCATAATTTAACCCCAAATTGATTAATACTATTATTTATACGTATAAATACTACTATGGCAGCTACAGCTAATTATAATATAGACCAAGGTGCAACTTTCAGTTCAACTGTAACCGTAAGGGATAACAGCGGAGATCCGTTAGATTTAACGGGTTATACGGCAACTGCAAAAATGGCTTTGGGATATAGTTCCACAAGAACGAGAACAGATTTAACTATTGTGTTTGATAGTGATAGAACATCAGGAAATGTTACAATGTCATTAACTGCAACACAAACGGCTGCTTTAGAAGCGCCTGCAAGATATGTTTATGATTTAGACATAACAGATTCTTCAGGAACAGTAACAAGAATAATTGAAGGTCTAATTACAACTAGACCTAACGTATAATAGGAGAAAATATGAGTAGTGAATTGAACACAGCAACAGACGTAACTAAAGAACAAACTTTTACAATTGATGGTAAAGACTATAAAAGAAGTGAGTTAAATACAAAAACTTTAAATAGTATTATCATTAGACAAGACTTACAAGCAACCAGAGTTAAGTTGTCTTTAGAGTTAGAAAAAGTTGCTATTTTACAAAAACACTATGATGATATTATTGACAGTGAATTGGGTATTGATACATCAAAAGAAGCTGAAAAAAAGTAGTTATTAATTAGTTTTACATTACCTTATTATTATAAATATTATAAACTTACTAGTAATAAGGTAATATGTCAGACAGA